TAATTCAGCAGGTTCAACTATCGGCATCTTCGTTTCTCCAATTTATGTTAAAACTGATGATAACTCTATCTTCATCAGAATTATTTGTTTGTACTTCATGTTGTAACCATGATGGGAAAAAAATCAAGGAATTTTCTACAGGTTCCCATTGTACGCTGTGAGCGAGGTGTATAGAGGCTTTATCTGTTTTCGGGGGTGATAGTACCTCTGACTGTGGTTTAGGCTCTAGAAACACAATATTTCCACACTTTTTTGGAGCTTTTAAATAAAATACACCAGATAAATAGTTATAAGGATGTGTATGTATGTTGTTTCGTGATCCTGGTGGATTTATCATACCCCACATGCCCGTCATCTCTGGAACATAATTATGTTTAACATCTAGGTGATTAAAACAATCTTTAGCATGTTTTAATATATCACCGACAAGTGGACGAAACTTTTTTATATTGTATATTTCATCATTGCTGTGCCAACCACCAACATTGGACCGTGGCATACCCATTTCATCTTTTGCTTTCAATTGATAAATCCTATCAACGAGATGTTCGTGGCCTTTTAAGTCTAGTGAAAATACAGGTGTAATAAATAAAGAATGTAGATTCATTGTGCCTCCTCTGTTAAATCTATATTTACGCACATTCTGTATTTTGATAACACAGGATGTGAACCAGTGTGTAAGATATTACCATTAAAAAATAAAAGTCTACCTGCTTTAGGACTTACTTTTTCTTTGATTGTCATATCTTTATTAAATAATATTGTATCACCGTCACTATCGTTTACGTAATATAGTGCAACAGTGTGTTCTAAATCAAAATCTTTATGTGGTGTATTATGAAAATTGTTTTTATTATTTGTAAATTGTGTCTGTAAGTTTGCTTTGCTTCTAAGTATATTAAATTTTTTATTAAATCTGTTTTTAATGTTTTTAAATATATGATCGACAATAACTTTACCTTGATCAGATACAACGATAGTTTTGTTTTCTTCTCTTTTGTGAATATCATGAACAAACAGTAAATATTCTTTTAAGTGTTTTAGGTTATATTTCTTACTAACTTCTGGCGTACATGTTAATAATGATCCGCTCAAGGACCACGGACATCTTAAAAAAGATTTGTGAATTTCATCAACATCTCTCTTATCTAATAAATCGTCAATAACAATCAGTCTAAAGTTGTCCTTTAGTGATCTCCAGAAAACTTGCTATAATATGCACCTGATTGGCAGCGTTAGCTTGAACTTTAAGAATATCACTTTCTTGCAAAACTAAAGGTTGTGTCAATAGTTCTGTGGTTGTTTTTGTAGCAATGCTCTTTTCTTTAAACACTTCAAAGGTTGAAGATCCTCTAACAACTTCAACATCGACTAAAGTTGTTGCACCAGAATCATTGCAAACTAAAAGAGATTTTACTACATCTGTAGTAGGCGGAACTGGTGGTGTCGCACCAGGGTTTGCCGTAGGAACTGTTAAAACAGTTGTTAAATTGGTTGTGGTTACATCCACCATTGCGCTTTTAAAAGTATTAGCCAAGGAAAAAAGCCTCCGACTCCGACTCGTCTTTTAAATCTTGTTGGTAGTTTGTATTAAGTAAAAAAATTATTTGATCTAACAAACTTACCATTTGATCAAATTGATTAGGATCATATTCTGGAGTTGAGTTTGGTAATCTTGTTATAGTAATTTTAGCCATTATCTTCTTCCATCTGGTCTAAGTTGTAATTTAGTAGAACCAAGTCTCCAAGCTGTATCATCAACAGTATTTGTTTGATATTTAATCTTAACTGCTCTTCCTCTACCTCTTACATCAATTTTTTCTGTAGTGCTAGAAATAGTTCCGGAGGTAGTAATAGTATCTGCTGATTGAGGATATTGTTCTAATGTTAATGTAGCAGTCATAGTATTGTTTAAATTATCAAAGTCTGGAACAAGTTTACTTACTGACATAAGTTCATCACCATCTGCTATTTCAACAGAACCTGATGTTAAAAAAGCTGTAATAGCTGTTCCATCTGCTTGATTATTACCTGTTTCGTGTTCATAAACATATGAAGCACCTGCAGATAACCCAAGTATTGTGGAGTTGTTAGCAGACAAGCTAGAGTCATATTCAGTAGCTATAGGCAACTCAAACACATAGGCTCCTAACCAAGTAGTTCTTGAAAGAGTTGTAGTATACCAAGTGTTTTCCAAATAATTGTAAACAACAGCTCTATCTACTTGTGTAGCGTTTGCTGATGGATAATACCAAATTATTTCATTAAAAGCAGAATTTATACCACAGGCTATATCAGCTTTGTTTGTGTAACTTAAATCATCAAATACAAAATCTTGTACTGAACATGGCATTTTTTTGACAACACCATCATACATATAGAAAGCATTGTCTGACATCCAATATGAACGACCATTTATTTCTATTGCTGCATGTTGAGCTATTAGACCACAGTTAGCTCCTAGTTGTCTAAGACCAAAAGTAAAAGGTGTACCAACAAACTGAACACCATGAAGAGAAGTATCTGTCCAAACAAGAATTTGACCAGATGATTTAACAGCACCTACTATTCTGGAACCGTCTGATATACGTAATGAACCAGCTTCGTTTGTTGCTGTAGGTGTATAATCTGTAGCATCTTCTCTGTCAGAGAATCTAAATAATAAATCATCTTGAGTAGCACTATTTCCTACAGTTGTCTCTGTGCCAAATATCATTAAGTGTCGTGTATCTGTTGACACTAAACTAAATCTTGATGCGGTAGGAGAATTAGATAATGTTGTTGCTCTGTTACTTGTACCACCAGACGTGTCCCAAATAAAAGTACCACCATTTAAAACAGTAGCAATTAAATCTTCACCAAAATTATCTAAAGACCAGTTTCTTGCATCTACTACAACGCTTGAAGAAGATCTTGGTGTATCCCAAGTGTTTAAATTCCAAGTTAAAGTTCCCCAACCGTATCCATATGTAGATGTAGAAGGACCAACATTAATTTGATACTTAGCATTACCGGATCCACCTCCACCTGATGTTGAGCCAGATGCAGCGCTACTATGAGTTACTGTGTAAACACTAGAAGATACTACTGTGGTAACTTCAAACTCGTTGTTCATATCTAATCCATCGATAGTAGAAAAAGAATCAAACGTAACAAAATCGCCTTCTTGTGCGCCGTGAGCTGCGTCTTCTACTGAAACTGTTGTGGTACCGTTTGTTGTAAAAGGATTTGTTAAAGCTTCTTCTTCTCTAATAGGTGTAATGTCGTAAACAGCACCTTCTGAATATAAGTAAAGTTTTCTATCTGTTCCTAAAGCAAGATACCTGGTTCCATCTAAACCAATCCAGCTATGCGTATCACGGACCACGCCCACAATAGTTCTATTAGGATTTGGTAAATATTTCCAGCCTTGCCATCTCTCAGGTTTACCATAGTGAAAACGAACAAAATCAGAGTCAACATACTTACGTTGATCACCCGCTGAGTAAGCAGTATCTTGTTTGTCTATACCTGGTTGGAATTTTAAATCGACTAATTTCATGTCGGAGTATACTAAATTATTTATTGTTTTGTGGCAAGAATTGAGTGGATACTCTTCCTCTGAAGTTATAATTACCAGAATGTATTAAGCTACTAGCTATATCTGCATATACTTTACCACCTATTTTCTGCCATAAACGACAAAAAGCATAATCTTCAGACAAGTATCTTTTAGTTTCTGGTTCAATCATTGTATCAAAAAAAGCATAATTCCAATCAGAAGTGCCGTGATAACCAAATGTTTTATCGTGAGGATCACCTAAATGCTGATCAGATTTAAATCTTAAATTAGGATAAGCCTTTGCCATCTTTTCAAATACTTGTTTTTTAATCAACATATATCCAGTTGCTCCATCCAAAACTTCTATAAATCCTTTTTCTACTTTTACTTTGTTAGGATTAGTAACGTTTAAGTTATATTGTAAAGATGCTGAGTGAAGTTCATCTTCAGATATATTAGGGTTGTCTTTGACTCTTCTTATAGTTTTTGTCCAATCAATAGTTTTGCGTGGGTACACTCCTGTAACAACTTCTTTATCAAGATCCAACATTCTAAATATTGATTCAGGGTCAAAAGATATATCAGCGTCAATAAACATTAAGTGAGTATAATCTCCGTCCATAAACAATTGAACTAAAGTATTACGTGCTCTTGTTATTAAAGACTCATTACCTATCGTACCAAATTGTAATTCTATTTTTTTTGTTGCAGCCAAAGCTGCTAATTGAAGGCAACTTTTAAAATAGTCTGCTGTAATTAAACCACCATAACAAGGTGTACCTATAAATAGTTTTGTCATTTATAATTTTTCTTTGTCCATACTTTAGTTTTGTATGTGTCAAATAATGTAGAAAACCATTTCCAACTCCAAACATGTATTTTGGCTCTTAAATTTTTATCTTTAATAACTTTCATTTTCCAATCATCTCGTTTGAATGGAAAAACTAAAGCAATAGGTGTACCTTTTTTAATCGTCTTTGATGTAGTCTCATGTAAATTCCAATCTGTTAAGAAAAATGGTAAGTTAATATAAGCTTCATAATTATCTGTATCTACGATACCTGTAATTAATCTTGTATCTTTTTTTTCTGTGTTAAAAGGAGATGTAAAAATACAGCTATAACCTGGTGGAGTTTTAATAAGCCAAGGATTTAAAAACTTAAAAGATAAAGGAATTTCATTAGGATGAACCATAGATAAACTTATTTGGTCTTGAGTGTGATTTTGAACACCAACATTAAAATCTTTCATCCACTGATCAGTAGTGTCATCTATATCTAATCTCGCTGGTATTATTTCTATTTCAAAAGTTTTTGCTTCTAAGTCTTCTTTCTTTCTAAACATAAAATCACAAGGAGATAGTATTGCGTATCCCATAGTAATGCTGTCTAGTACAGGTTGGCATTTTTTTACAGTCACTGTAAAATCATCAAGATGTAAAACACTTTTTAATTTTTTAAACCAATCAGGTGTAACTTTTTTAACAGGAACTGGGTGTGGAATTAAATCAGCAATCTGACTTATAAATTTTATTTTCATTCTCCCTCTCTATAAAAAATATTAAGTGTATATCGTGGTGAGCTGTCCCCAAAAGATTGAAGATCTCCGTGTTTAACTTTAGATCCATTAAAAAATAAAGCTCTATTTTCCACGAAACCTATATGACTCGATAACTCTTCATTGGATAAAAATCCTGTGCCATTGTTTAACAAAGGTTCTCCTTTAACAAAAAGAAGAAAATTAGCACACCCTCCTTTCTGATCATCAATATGAAACAAAGGTTTTTCAGTATTTAATCTTAAATGAGAATGAAGAGAGATAGGAACTAAATTTCTATGTGGAAAAAAATACTGTTTGATTAATTTTAATAACGGATCATTTTTAAATGATTCAGGAAAAGTGAAACGTTTGCCGTATAAATTACCTTCATTATCCCATATTTCTTTATGATTAGTATTTAATATGTTGTCTTGTAGTGATTTTAATGTTTCTTTTTCAAGAAAGTTGTCAACATACATGACAAACTCTGTATTTTTATTGTGTTGCATAATCCACCTTTAAGTATTCTATTTTCTTTAACCAATCTTTAGGGATAGCAATAGCACCACCACCTGTAATATCATCTTTATCTCTGCTATACGAACGCATAATAATTATTTTTTCTTTACCATTATGTACCATCCACCCTACTTCTTGGCACACGGCCAACGGAGCATTAATAACATCTTTAATATCAAGCCACCCTGTCTCTGTATCACGAGCATCTATCCACGTTACACGGACCATAGGGATTTCATCAATATTAAATTCTTTCATAATTTCATGTAATTGTAATTATCATACTTTGAGTGCGTGTTACTTATAATATCAAAAGCTATCGTAATTCTATTGTCTGATAAAACTTCGTCTGTATAATGTGGTAAATTAGAATTAAACAATGTGATTTTACCGACTTCATTTTTACTAGAATAAATTTCTTTTGTTTCAAACCATTTAAAAGGGTTAATATAATGAGTATAAGTATTATCAACATCAACACATATATTACCTGATAATAAACAATCATTTGAGGTATTGTGAGCATGTAGTTCAATTTTTTGACCTTTTGTCATTACATTTGCCCAACATTGAATTTTTAAATTAAGAGGTTTTTCTTCTAATATTTTTTCGTAAATCTCGTTAATATTGTTTACAATACTGTTTTTAATTTTTTGTATATTTTTATCTTCCCAGTCTAATACGTTGTAATAATTAAATCTTGAAGTCAAACTGTCATTACCTAAACCTGTATCGCCATCAGTATTACTTTTAGGTGAATCTTCTAATATTGTTTTTTCTTTTGATTTTATTATGTTTGAAACAACATCAAAATTTACATCATTTATAATATTTTCAAATATGTAAAAATTATAATCAACATCAAAAGGTGTCTTTTTAAATCCACTTTTCATTATTATTAAATCTACTACGTTAAAGTTTTCCATGCTATTGTGTGCCTGTTTTTGTTAGATAAATTTATGTTAGCGTGATGTATAATTGCAGCGTTAAAAACGATTAGTCTATTTTTTTTATAAGGAATTGACTCTTTGCCCTCATTAATAAAAAGTTCACCTTTCCACTCTTCTTTCCAATCGTCAGGTAAAAAAAGTAAAGTTGTATCACCATCATCTTCATGAGGCTTACCTCCTGCATGGGGAGGATAAAGGTTTACATATATTCTTAATAACTCTTTAGTTTTTGTCATTTTTTTTTCATTAAATATATCTAGAAGAAAATTGTGACTAAGACGATCTGTAGTAACACAATTAAAAAAACCAACATTATCAGAGAATGTGCCATGAACATTCCATGTCATTTTTGTTAGTTCAACTTGAACAAACTTTAGTAAATCATCACTTAAAACATTATCGTATACGTCAATGTTCATTCGTTGATAGGATCCTTTTTTGTTAAATGTAAATTAAAAGATACAGATCTTCTTTCTTCATTAGGGGTTCTGAATGGATATACACCATGGGATAGCCAAGATGGAAATAAGTATATTGCACCTATTTCAGGAGTAGCTTGATGCTTATGTCCACTGAAGGTAGCAGCCTGACCGGCATGCCAAATAATATCACCTACACACGGATAATGATCTTCTTTTTTGTATTCATCTTTAAGACCAGGAGGAACTCTTAAATAAATTACACCTGACAATTCACCTTGATGTATATGAAAAGGATTAAAGTCGCCAGCCCACTGGCTTACGACCCACATAGATTCTATTACCATTTTACCAACAAACGCTGGAGATATAGTATCACTAGCAGGAGGAATAGATATGTATTGTTTAACTATTTCACCTAAAGCATTTATTAATGGGTTAAATGTTTTACTTGCTAAATCTTCTTGAGGATAACGTACCTCTTTTTGTACATTACCAGCTAAATTCATTGAATGATCATATTTTTTAGATAATTTTTCATCATCTAATAATTCTGTTGCCCTATCATCTAATATTTTAATTAGATCTAAAGGCAATTTACCTTGTAATATTGTTGGACCAAATGGTCTAATAGCATGGAAATCTACTTCAGTTGACATGCGTTTCCTTTCTTTGCATAAATATCTATTGTCATATAGCAATTATTTGCCTATAAATATACATTTAAATAGGCTTTTATTCAAGGTCGGCCTCCTTGCGTTTTTCAATCACATAAATTGCACTAGGAGATTATGCTTAAAAAATTACGAAAAATGGTGGCGAAAGCGCTACCTGGAGATTCTGAAAAATATTTGGGTACCGTACTCGCATTAGCGACAGGTAA